GCTTTATATATAGAAGCTCCCGTAGCCAGTCCTTCACAAATACAAATAGTTCCTGTACCAAACTCGTTAATTATAAAGAATCCATTAGCTGGGCTAGATCCCTTTAGGAATCTTTTCTTACCGTCTCCATCTATAAACTGCAGGCTAATTATTCTTCTACTGCTGTTGTATATTGGGATAACTAATTTAGATGGGTCTGTACTACTTATCTTTGCTCCGCATGGATCAATCCCTTTCTTAACTAAATACGGATGTTTAACACTGTCATCTATTCTTATACATCCTTTCCATATTTCTGTGGCTTTAGCCTCCGCCACCTTCCTTTCTTTCTGAAGCTCATCTACCACTCTCTTTCTTGATCTGGCCACGATCTCCAACAGCTTCTTTTTTGTTTCATGGTCGTAATTGTTTATGGACTTGTGTGTCCAATCCTTTTCAACCCTCCCAGAAACATCCGACCAGTGTCCGAAATGTCCCCATGGTATCTCACAATCAATATGAAGCACATAGAAGCCATTTGGGTTATGATCGCCCCTTACTAGGTCTGTAAACCTATGAATGCTACCATCAGGCTTAATTTGATCATCAACGTGTAAATTTTCTTCTAGCAGGGAGTCGGTGAAGTCGCCTATAATCTCTTGGCAGCTTATTAACTTTTTAGGCAATAAATATGTATTTAGTTCTTGCTTTATCTCGAGACATGTTGTATCCTCGTCGATGTTAGTTTTCATCTTTTCTATCCTCTATAGTTAAGTGGAATTGAGTACCAAACAGAAACATCGTTTATCTCATAGAGCGGTGTTTCTGTTTTTGTTAGAACTTGAGACGGTACACTCAAACCTTTAAGTTGTAAAGTTATAAAAAACAACCTCTGATTTAAAACCTCTTAGAAAACAGTGCAACTCGACCATAAATCAAATGTGTAAATCTCTTTACACCATTTACTGTTGCGTGTTTCAAGCTTGTTGCACACGTTTTCAAAAGTAGTGCAACTACCAAGCAACTGATGTGCAACTATGTGCAACAGCATATCTGCCTGTGTACCCGTGTGTCTGTGTGTAGTTGCACATGGTTGCACTACTGTTGCACTACTTGTTGCACATATTGTCTATAGTGAAATATTAATATAATCATATATATATATATATATATGTATATAGTTACACATATATATATACAGAGGCTTTTAAAGACTGCTTACCTTGATTGATTAAATAATGTACAATATATATATACATGTTCATATTAATCAATGTGTTATACCAGTAATATAAAGTATTAAAGTATGAAATAGCGAAATTGGTTATTTTTATAAAGTCTACACATTATGCAAAAAGGAACGAAACCTAGATATAAATAGCGTAGTTTCGTTCCTATTCTAATTGCTAATGGTTGAAGGTTTCTGAAATGACGATACCAATAGCTTCACTCCGGATAAAATATATGGTATCTTTGTGGTTATGAAAACAATAATAGATTTATCTCAAAAAGAAATATCTGTAGTTTGCGGAGGCATGAGTAAACACATAAAAGATAGTAGTGCATTAGAAATGTCACCAGGAATTGGTGTAGTGGCTATTCTTACTATAGCTTCATTGGTTTCTTGGGCTTTGTTTACTAATATGAAAATGATTTTGAGCCTAGAAAATAGGCTTGTATTATTAGGTAAAGAAGTGATTAGGCTGCTACCTTAGGGCATAAAAAAAGCTAAGCACTTCGTATTAATGAAATGCTTAGCTGTCTAGCTCATAGACTCTTATTATCTTCTTGAGTTTGTTACTTTAACTTCGTATTCCTCGTATTCCTCGACTGGCTGACTCTTTGGTATATTGCAAGGCAATATATCATTACATTTATTTTCATCGTCTTCATCATCGCAAGGAACGGTAGAATAGATTGGAGTGTTGCAGTCAATGTCGCCGTTAACATCTACCGCCTGTTCGGAATAGATTCCGCCGACAACTACCGCCATCTCTAAACAACTAAGATCTTTCATGCTTTCTCCTCTTTATTAAGGTTTTAGAAAAACTAATTATACACTTATTTTATCCTTTAGCACTTGCGATTATTTTACGTACTTTTTCCAACAAGCAACGCTAGCCTCTCTCACAGAGCAGTTATTTACGGACGGAAGCCAGTTTTTGCAGATAAGTAACGCAAAACCATTGAATATCTCAGGATCTCTGTATGACATTAAAGAATCACAATTCCACTTGAGCACATCTTGTCTAGGTTCCGTAGGTCTCAAAGCTTTTTTAACAGCGTTTCTGTGCTGGCCTCCGACACTTCCACCGCTAACCATATTTACTTCTACATAATTTAAAGTTTTCATATTTTATTTCCTCTATTAATATTGTTAAGTTAAATGATAAAGCATGATTACTATATCACAACGCTATTATATGTCAATAACAGTAATAAAACATTAAGGAAATCTTAAATTACATTAAGGAAAGCTTAAGTAAATAAAATAATTATCTATTCTGAGATACTAGATTGGTAATGGAGTTTAAGTTTCTTCCGGATATTTCCAGCGGTTCTAATTCACCGCTTCTTACCATGTGCTCAATAGCTTTAACAATGGTAACCTTATTCTTTTGTAGGATTGCAGATATCTGAAATATAGTATGCCCTTCCTTTCTCATGTAGAATATCTTATTATACAAATCATTGCTTTTATCAAAACTCATAAACTTACCGGAGAAAGAACGTAATGAATAATAGTAACCCATACGGAATAAGTAATAAAGAATTAGAAGTGTGCGAAACTTTAATAGAGACAGGATTTAGCGACGTGTCTAAAGCTGATCAAAAGATAATAAGCAAGGACGGAGTTAAAGAATATCTAGATTACCGCAGAAGCTCTTTGGAGCAGAATCATCCGCTAACATATACAAAGAAGCTTGATGTTCTAAACGAAATAATAGATTTAAGGAAGCATATTGGAGTTCTGGCCGAAGCGCTAAACATCAACGACATCAGATCTCTTACTAGTGTTATTATATCTGCCATTCACGAAAGTAATCTAATGCAGGGACACTTGGCGGCAGAAAAGAAAATTACAGCACAGATAACCTTTGATCCTTCTGGTCTTATCGATACGCTAGAAGACTACAGAGTTAAGCAATTAAGACTATCCCAAGAGAGAGCAATAGAATGTCATTAGAGAGCCGATACGGAGCCAGTCAGCTAGAGAACCTTGGAAAGCTTAGTCCAGATCTATTAGAGATTAGAGCTAAGCTACAGTCAGACCTAACGGCTTTTACTGCGGTATTTTTCAAAAGGCTCACAGGGCGAGGATATATTATCCCAAACCCAGAAGAGATGGAAAGTCATGTGAAGCAAATATGTGATGCTCTAACAGACGTGCACGAAGGAAGGTGTAAGAGGCTAATGATCCATGTGCCACCAAGAGCTGGGAAATCTAACCTTGTTATATTCTTTATAGCCTGGGCTATGAGCATAAGCTCTAAATGTAACTTCATTTACGCTTCTTATGGTTACGATCTTGTTGTAAAACACACAAGCTTAATCCGTGAGATAATGCAGTTACCAGACTACAAACAACTGTTTGGTATAGAGCTTTCTAGAGATACAAACTCTAAGGATTACTTTAGAACGCGAGACGGCGGTGAAGTAATGGGAGCCGGAACAGGTGGAGCAATCCTGGGTAATGGAGCTGGTGTCAGAGGATGTAAGAATTATTTCTCTGGTGCTTTAATAATAGATGACGCACAGAACCCTGACAAGATATTTATATCTAAGACAGAGTCAGATAATATATATAACTGGTACACCTATAAAGCCTTAGATCGACTAAACGGATTAGATTATCAGCCTATAATATTAATCTGCCATAGAATGGGAAACAACGATCTACCACAAAGGATAATAGAAAACTCTCGTCCTGGAGAATGGAGAAGAGTTGTAGTACCAGCTCTTTACGATAACGAAACCAAGTCATTTTACCCAGAAGAATATAGCGTAGATACTCTGTTAGATTTTAAAAGCAGATATAAGTATTTGTATCACACTAAGATGCAGCAATCTCCACTAACAGATACTACTAATCTGTTTCCAGAACAAAGCTTCGAGATTAAGAACGAAGAGCCAGAGATACTGTTTACTTTTATAACAGCAGATACGGCAGAAACAGAAAAGACATATAACGACCCTTCGGTATTTAGTTTCTTTGGGGTGTATAAGATAGAGAAATCTAACGATCTTTATGGTTTGCACTGGATAGACTGTGAGGAAATGTGGGTAGAGCCAAAGGATTTAGAGAGCAGGTTCATGCAATTCTATTCAACTTGTTGCCAACATAAACACCCTCCGTCGTTTGTAGCTATAGAAAAAAAGTCAACAGGTGTTACTCTATTGTCAGTTCTTAAAGCATACCAAGGGATGGAGATGGTGGACGTTAATCGTACATCGGCTAGCAAGGATAAGATATCTCGCTTTATATCCATACAGCCATACATTAACAAGCGTTTGATATCTTTTACAAAAGGAGCTAAGCACATGTCTAAGTGTATAGAACACTGCATACAGATATGCCCAGACGGATCGCACGCTAGGGATGATATAGCCGATACATTATATGATGGAGTAAAGCTAGGGCTCATGGACAAAGCTATCCTACAGAGATTTGTTAAAACTCATGACAACGGCAATAGCTTTGTGTCTTCACTTGCTAGCGACTTTATGAATATACAAAGATTAAAAGAGGCCAGGTATTCTCTAAATTAGGGCGTGCTTGTACGGTTAATCGCTTTAGTCTTTGAGATATGTAGCTCCGACGCCTGTATCGCTTTCAGGTACTGGCTGAAACACTTCTTTAATAACTTCTCTTGCCATAGGCTCGACAGGAGCTTCGTTGAAGACAGCTTCAGTACTTTTGAACATTCTTGTTATAATTATCGAAAACAATACAACGCCAACAGATCCTGCAATGCAGGCAATTTCTTTTATATGTTTTCCGCACGAGCTATACTTCTTTGGATCGCTCCAAGATCTTGTACCTCCGCCGCCAGATATAGAGTTAATTTCTTCTATGGTTAAAACAGTTATTGAGTTCATATAACATACCTCGTGATAATATATAATATGTCAAAAGCCGCTTAAAATATATATCAGCGGCTCTTGTTTGTATAATACTGACAATTATTTACTGTTAATTTTCTTAAGAGTAAGGGCTAGATTTGCTCTCTTTCCTAAGATCCCTCCTTCTTTAGAGGCTTTTTTTAATGCTTTAACTGGTATTTTCTTATCTTTTGCAATACCAAGTTCTTTGTGTAAGGCGCCTTTCTTTTTTGTAGCTTCAGCAATCCAATTTTTATTAGCCATATATAAATTCCTCGTTATTTTTGTTATCTTTACCATGTCTATGGACAAGGTCAGCAGATTTTATAGCAAGCTCTGCCATAATTCTAGCCTTTTCTGAATGGTGTTTGTCTAGCTCTACCATGTGGCTATGAGACGTCTGCTGCTCTGTTAATGCTAATTTCATTCTATCCGTTTCTTTACCGTACGAATCTATTTCTAAACCAGCTGCTTTTATAGCAGTATTTGACTTAATCTCTTGTTCCTTTAGTCTTAAGTGTTCTTGCTCTAGCTCTATTTGAGCAGTTACAGGATCTGGCGTATTGTTTTGTTCTGCTGCCTTTTTCTTTTCGGCCATATAATCTTCAACGAGTCCTATTAATTTATCTCCACCTCTCATCTCGCTTAAATTATCTATTAAGATAGGAAGAGCCTTAGCGTTAAAGAAGTCTGACAGCGCAGGCATTGAGCTTGATAGCTGCACTATAGATTGAATAGTATTTGCCTTCTGCGCATCAAAGTTAAGCCCTGCTTTTATCATTACTTTTAGCGTGCTTGGATCAAAGCTTAGGCTAATGTTACCAAGTTCATGATCATTAATTCTTATAAAGTCCCTTTTGCTATTGTTTAGCATTACTGGGATTGTTCTACTAGTAGTGTAGTAAAGAGGAATCAACTCAAGTATTACTTGTGCGGCATCTGACAATCCGTGCAGATAGCCTTCTATATATGGCATTGCTGTTGCGTTTGAGTGTGATGCGGCTTCTCTTAATGCTACTCCACTTAACTGGTTGTTGTTAATACCCATGGACGCATCGTACGATCCAAGTATATTTTGAATGGTTGTTTCGGCTACCATAAAAGTATTCATTACTTCTTGTGGTATGGGAATTCTAGACACTTCCATAGGTGGAGGAAGAGGGAAGTTTAAATCATTATTTTTGTATGGCTCATACACTAAAACTGAAGCCGCCTGTACGTTTCTGTACACTTCTTCCTGCCCAGGAGGCACAGAGCCATTGGCTACCTTCCACTTATGCTGTACCATGTTTTCTAGCTCGTAAGCCAGTGTTTGCATGGCTGTGTTTTTTAATCTTTGCATTCCCTTAGCGTGAAATATTAAAGGTCTAGTTACTTGCTTATACTTTCCAGTTCCACTTTCTCTGTACGTTATGCTGTTACCATCTACAAATATAAGAGGTAAAGATTTATAATCTGTTTCTACTCTTTCTATTATTTCGCTTCCAGTTAATCTTGTTCTGTATATTTTAACAATATCAGTTTCTCTAGATTTTTTTATCGAAGGTATATGCTCTGATGTTAGATCCTTAAAGTCTTCTCCTGGGTAATCAGCGTTTAATATGTTCTTTATGTTTCTCTTCATCTCATTGTATGTTTCACGTGAAACTATAGAATCGTCTGACAACTGTAGCAACTCTCCTTTTTCAATAACTTTTTCGTAGTAATCCACTACCATTATCCTTTCGTCGTCTCCACTAGAGTATTCCCACTGCAGTCCTCCAAGGTCATCAGATCTACCGACACCGAACTTTTTAGGGTCTATGTTATATTTCTTAGCTTCTTCTTTGGTTAAAACAAATCTTTCAAAGCAATATCTACTGTCCGTCTTGCCTTTTAGCTTTGCTGCTGGATCAAATCCACACATTGTAGGGTCACTAACCCTTTGTAGCTTTATCACATGGTCAAACGACTTCTCATTGGCATACTCGGTAAACACTTTAAAAACACTAAACCCACCAGACAGTAAATCTCTATAAACTTCGTATGCGTGACCATCTTTTCCGGTGTCTGATAGCAAATGTCTAAAGTGTCCTTCTACAACATCTATCATTAAAGGATCTGGTTTAGTAAGAGCTTCTGAACGCACTTCAATAGACGGCTCTTGCTTTGCGAACTCTCCCAAAAGCCTAGAAATATAGGCCTCTATGATATTAGATTCTATTTCTGGCTTCTTTAGAGCTCGAAGAAAATTTAAGTCTGACTCTTCCAAGGTAGAAACAAAGGCAAATCTTCTGAAGTCGTGAAAAGATTTGTAATTGTCCTTGAAGTGATTATACGATTTGTCAATATCTTTCTTTATATTTTTTAATCTCCCTTCTTTAGATATTTCTTTGTCTGGATTTGTTTGGCTATCTTTCATACGCCCTCGCGTTGTTATTGTGTTTTATCACCATTGCACGGTGCCTTGGCTAGTAAAAACACTATATGTTGTGTTATTAAAAACAATATAACACTATATGTTGTGTTTTCAAAAAAAACATGTATATTGCTAATTACGCAGATGTGCGGCAAAACATCGGGCACTCATCTCTTAATGAGGCATAACCGTAACGGGGCAATAGTTGATTGGAAGGGTAATATGACTGAAAGTACAAATTTAGAAGCAATACAGAATGCAGGAATTTCTAACAACGATGTACCGGAAAATCGCCAACCTATCACTAACGACGTTAAAAACGAGCGTTATTTTACCCAAGCAGAGGTTAACGAAATTGCCGGAACGTCTAGAAAAGAAGGAGCAGAAAGGGCAAGAAGGGAAGCTTTAGTAGGAGCGCAAAATAATAATTATGAAAATAATTATATCACTCGCGAAGAAGTAGAAAGAATAGTTGCACAAAAAAATGAGCAGGCTACTCAGGCAGCACAAGACGCAGCCAGACAAGCCGTAGCCAATAAGGTAGCTCATGAATTTGTAACTAAAGTTTCTGCTGCTACTGAAAAATATCCAGACATTATAAAGACGATAGATAGGCTAGACTTGACGGAAAATCCTATGCTGGTTGACTATATTAATGCCGTAGATAACACTGCAGATGTAATTAACGAATTAGCGAAACACGATACCTTGTACGAAGGAATTCTTAGCCGTTTAGATAAAAATCCTAAAGGCGCTATGCAGAGAATACAAGAACTTTCAAAACAATTGAAAGAACGTGATGCCCCTAACCGTAATAGCTCATCTAATAAAGTACCTCTTAGTCAGATTAATCCCTCAAACGCAGGGATAAACAGTGAAGATAATACCCTAGAAAGCTTTAAAAAAGCCTCTTGGTTACGCGGATAACGCCTTTCCTGTTTGTCACAATCTAAAACTATAACATTAAGAGGTGACAACATGTCATTACCAGCCCCTGTCGCAGGGTCAAACATACTAAATCAGGTAGCAACCTACCAGATGTCGGAATTAGCTTATATTCAAAATTCACGCGCTCAAATAGCTACTTTTAACAAAAAATTTAACAACTTTAATAACTTTGCAGGAAATCTTGGTTCGTCTGTAACTTATGACGTACAGCCAAAGTTTGCCACAACTAACTCATTGGTAGCCGTTTTTCAAACAGCAGAACAGCGCGTCAGAACCTTAACCGTTGATCAGCCTTTTAGTACTTCCTATCAATTTTCTGCTGAAGAATTTATCTTTGGCGCAAAAGAATACATGGAAAAATATGGTAAAACAGCGGCTATACAGTTAGCGTCTTCAGTTGAAGGGTATATCTCTAGCGTAGCAACAAAATCTATCTATCGTTATTATGGAAACGGCAATACTTCAATTACATCATATGGCATGCTGGCATCTGCTGTAGCTCGTTTGCATAATATTGGCGTACCACAAGGTACCGTAAGAGGTTATCTACCAGATGTTGCAATACCTGGCATTATAACAACTGGCTTACAGCAATTTGCCCCAAAAAGAAACGACGAGATAGCAAACTCATGGGAATTAGGAAAGTTCGCAGGAGTTGAATGGTATTCTTCTAACATGCTGAGCTTGCAAAATGCTGGTCTTGCTGGAACTACCAGTACAGCATTGACAATATCAACTGTCACTAGAGGAACTAGAAACGAAATCACTAGCTTGACATGTACATATACGCCAAGCACTGAATTCCCTGCTGCTGCATCAGGCGCTGTATGTGTTGGTGATGTTATGACTATTAATGACAGTGCTCTCGGCAATCCAAGATTTCTGACCTATTCCGGTCAGCAAACCAGCTGTTGCCCAGTTCAGATGGTGTCTACTACGGCTCCTGCTAGCTCATCTTCAACTGTTATACTGACGTTTAGTCCGGCTTTATATGATTCTTACTCTGTTCAGTCTGGTGTATTTGCAACTGACAATCTAAAAAACCAAAACGTAAATTTAACTATCGTTCCTAATATGACAATTACGGTAGCTAACTCACACTACGTTGGTTACTTGCTAGCTGGAGACGCTGGTTACTTGGCTACCCCAAGATTGCCAGACGAAGTTCCTTTCCCAACAGCAAACTCTTCCGATCCTTCTACTGGTTTTTCCTTTAGAAAATACTACGGAGCTATGTATGGTCAAAACAAAAGAGGAATGGTAAACGATATAATCTGCGGAGCTTCGATCGTCCCAGAATATGGCTTAAAAATTATTTTCCCAGCAACGATTGGTGTTTAATAGCTGTTTTTATTGTTTTTGGAGGCCGCGGACATTTTTCCGCGGTTTCTAAATAAAATGTCATATTTAGCCTCTAAGTTAATAGCTAACGCTTACTATCTGTCTGGAGTAGTTTCTAGAGACTCACAAACAGTTACCGGTACACAGGTAGAGGATGGTATAGACATGCTTAATTTTTTAATAAGCGATAAATCTGGCAACTATAAACAAATTCCATATTTTAATTCTATAGATATTACTTCTGTAATAGGACAAGAGAAATATTTTGTACCGAACCTTCTAGAGGTAGAAAATGTAACTTTTGATATAGGGTCAGTAAGATATCCGTTGTTTTATCTAAACAGAAACGCTTATTTCGGAACTCCTGTAGCTAAAAATATTAAATCTTTGATGTGCTCATACCATAACGAACGAACGCTAGGCGGCACTGATATTTATTTTAGATTCTTACCTAATGATGCTTATGAAGTTCATGTGTGGGGAAAGTTTGGGTTTGACTCGGTAGAGTTAACAACTGATCTAACAGTAGCGTGGGAGTTGTATTATATAAATTACATTATGTTTTGCTTAGCCGAATACATTTGTGCTTTTTATAATAAAACATTCAGCGAACAGTCTTCAAAGTTATTAAGATCTATGGAGCAAAGACTATCAGAGCCTAGTCCAACAGATCTTACTATGAAAAGATATTCGGCTTATGTTGGGAATAGTTCTTTTGGGTATGGAATGGCCAACCTAGGAAACGGTTTTTATCCTGGATAACTATGAACCTAGAAAAAACATCAATACCGATAAAAGTAGTTGGATCTAGCGTGTTCGGTAGATATTCAAAAATATCTTCTGAGACAACATACAACATGATTATATCTGACGATTGGTTAGTTCCGTACGTTGGGTCTATTAGGTCTGAGGCTCTTACGATGCCTTTGCCGATGGTTGGTAGGGGTACATACGGAAGCTCTAAACACCGCAAGCTGTTTATTGTTATAGGGAGTAAAGTTTACACCTTAGAAGGTGAGAATAGCGCTAGTCTTATATACGATAAAATAGAGTTAGGAACAACCCCTATTTATATAGCAGAAAATAACGGCAATCAGATTATTTTTTGCGACGGAACATCTAACAAGTTTTATTTGTATAGTTTTTCCACTATGACCATGACAACGGTACCGGTTGATTTTACCCCTGCTTATGTACGGTTTCAGGATGGATATTTCATCGCGGCAGAGAAAGGCGCGCCATACTGGAGATTATCAGCTCTAAACAACGGCACATCGTGGCCATTATCGTACAGGATGGGGATAACTCTAGAAGCTGACGTAGCTATTGCCGCTATCCCATTACCTAGCCGCGGAGGGCAATTGTTTGTTTTTGGTAACGACTGCACAGAATCATGGGTGAACGTAGGCGGAGACCTATTTCCTTACCAAAAAAATAGCGGTTACAGTATAGACTATGGATGCGCTAGCGCAGAGTCAATAGCTCATAATGAAGAAATGGTTGTATGGCTAGCTGTAAATAAGCACTCTAACCCAACCATCATGTATAGTCTTGGCGCTGAGGCAATCCCTATAGCTACAGATGGAATTAGTTATAAATTGTCAGAAGTAAAACATCGAGAGCTTGCTTTTGGCTCTCTTTTTAAGCAAGACGGACATTTAATATATCAAATAAGTTTTCCGGCTCCTGAAGATAATTTCTCATTAATGTATGACTTTACCACTAAGATGTTCTTTAATTGTTCCGATAGCGGATATAATTATCATCCGGCTAGACATGTAGAGCTGTTTAATGGTAGTTATTATTTTGTTAGTTACAATGATTGCTATTTGTACAAATTAGGAACGGAATACACAACAAACAACGGTGAGTTAATCCCGAGATCAAGAATTACCAATACCATCAGGCTTCCTGACTCAGAGAGTTTTATTACCGACGATATAACGCTTATCATGGAACAAGGTAATAGCGATGGTAACTCTAGAATAGATCTGTCTCTATCAAGGGATGGAGGGTCTACATTTGGAAACGACGTAAGTTTAGAATTGAACAGTCTGGGAGACAGAAAAAATAAGGTTATGTTTAGAAGGCTAGGGCTTAGCAATGAAATAACAGCTAGAATAAACTTTTGGAGCAAAGGAAGGTTTATAGTTGGTGGAGGCGTAGCAACAGTACACCAATGAAAATACCAACATATGCAAATAGTAAGTTCGTAGATGATGACGGGTATTTAACTCCTGGTTGGATGTTCACCCTCAACCAATTGTTTGATACTCTACAAAACAACGCATCTGACAACAGTGGTTTAGTTGTGCCAAAGTTTAAAACAGCGCAAATAGCTCAACTAGTTAGCGCTCCAGATGGAACGCTGGTATATAATAAGGATTTAAATATTTTAATGGTAAAGAAAAACGGTACTTTTGTTGAAGTCTAATTTTATGATGAGGTTTTTATATGGCGTGGGCATCACTTATACCTGTGGGATTACAATTACTCCAAAACGCTGGTAACAGTGGCGGCGGAGGTGACAGTGGAGACTGGGAGAGCCCAGCTGACGATAGGAGCTTCGGAGCTAAGTTATTTAACCCCTTTGGCTGGGGTGATGATGGTGGTGACTCTAGAAGAAGAGAGATAAGGCAAAAAAGAGAGAGAGCAGAAAGAGCTGCAGCAGAAAGACGGGCTAAGTTTGATGAGCTGTCAAGACAGCTAAAAGAACATTACAAGCCATATGAAGAAGCTGGACTTAGGTCAATGCCAGTTTTAGAAAAAGAGTATGGAAGCTTAGTTAATAAGCCAGAAGCACTGCTTGGCAGGCTTGAAAACTCGTTCAACTACAAAGAATCTCCAGGGTATAAGTTCCAATTAGGAGAGGCATTAAGAGCCGCAAACCAAGCTGCATCAGCAGGAGGGACTATCGGATCTCCTACTCACCAGCATGAGGCAATGAGAGTAGCTACTGGTTTAGCGTCTAAAGAATACTATCCGCAGCATCTTAACTATCTTAGCAATGCGCTTGGTCTTTACTCATCTGGCCTTAGAGGACATGAAGGTCTGCGAGATACTGGATTCAGTTCCACAAATAACTCTGCAGAAGGACAGGCTAGCCTAGCTCTTTCTGGGTTAAACTTGGATCATGCTAGCGCCATGAACGCAGAAAACAGAAGATATACAGCGAACGCTGACGACCTACAAAGAAGAAGAACAAATTCTAGCAACCTAACAAATATGTTTGGTAACTGGGCTGGTAACTATCTTCAGAATAAATTCGGCGGAGGCGTAGATGGGTACTCTGGAGGAGGATATCAAAGCGGCGGAGGCGGTAATTACGGAGGTGGAGTTGTCGGAAACGCCTTTTCCCAATTAGGCAATAGACCGGATCAGTTTTGGAGTTCTTCAACTGTGGTTCCGAATAGTAAACGATACCCATGGCAATAATAATAAACGGCATAAATGACACAATATGACAATTCCTGTACAAAGTTTTCCATATTTTAATTATCCACGCGCAACATTTGAGCAGACAAATCCAGAGATAGCTCACGGTTCTGATCTGCTTACGCAGGCTATAGAAAACCAAAGAGCAATTACTAATTTAAAATATTTGCAACCAGAGCTGTCAGAAAAGCTTAGGAAGCTAAGAATAGAAAACGAAACTAACGAGCCGGCAGCTAAGTATGCCCCTCAAATGATGGAAGCAGCGTTGCAAAAAGCGTTAAAAGAAGCTCCACACATACAGGCACAGATAGATCAGATATACCAAGGTACTATACCTTTAAACAGAGCTAATGCCGGGCATTTAAATCAGGAAACTGCCCTCATGCCAAGAGAGCAAGCATTAAAAGAAAGCGATCTAGGCCTAAGACGGTTAGCTCATGACCTAAGAGAAAAGAATTTTAAATTTGGAATGTATAAATACGCAAACCCATCGGCATTTCAAATGCTGAGAACAATGCCGAGAGATCAGAAGGCAAACTACTTCGCATTTGGAGATGGCGCAAACGCCGGTATTGGACAAGGAAACATTAACAATGGCGATCTAGAAAGCTTTGTTAATGGAGAGATAGACGCCGATCAGCTAGAAGACAAACTGCACGGAGTGCATGACGATTTTAATGAGGATGAACAAGAGCAGGATCAAACCCAGTTTAGTGCTTACCAGCCAAGCGGACTAGAGCAAATACAACAAGTTGCCCATCAACAATCTTATGCCCCTGGGTCTCCAGAAGCAGCTAAGCAATTGGAAAATACCATTGTTCAGAAAATATTAGCCTCCAGGAATAATAGAGAGGTCGGTGTGAATGGCTCGGTTCCTGGAGTTTCTGTTGCTCCAGTTCCAGGTAGCCGTCCAGCGTTGAGAGAAAACGTTAGCGAACAAGATCCATCCATTCAAAATGTAGTTCAACCAGCCACCAAGAGTCTTGTTGATCCTTCTGCTACAAACGCAAAACTATTAAAATCTGTTGAGAACGATCCGTATAGACGCGCTAACATTATTGCGGCTTTTAATAATAAACCATCTAAAGTGTTAGATAGAGCTGCATTTGCTCTCAACAATGAAATATATCTTTCTAATAAAGACTTCTTGGTTCCAAAGATTCTTAACGCAATGAAATATGCAGGAGCCGCAGGTAAGGGGAAAGCAGCATTGGACGCCTTGAAGAAAGAAACCCCAGATGCGTACGCTGATTATGATTGGTATAAGAACGATTTTGTTACAACGATGAGTAACAACATTAGAAACTTAGAAAGCTTAAGCGTTGACCAAGTGCAACGAGCAGAATTACACAGAATGAATGATATGCTGAAGGTTGGCTTAGACAAACCACATGCCATTAGTAGAATGAACGACCTGATTAGGGGGGTTAGAATTATATCAGATAGCGCGCTAGATGTTTCTGAAAACAAAGAATACAGAGGAATTCGTAAGCTAGACGCTGGAGTACCATCTAGCAATCCAAGCGAAAAGTATATAACTGACGAAGACATTAAACTAAACGACAACAAAAATAGAAACGTAAACATTCCTGGACTAAACGAAAAAAATATAGCTGCAAACGCGGAGCATTACGGAGTAACCGTAGAAACGTTTAAGAAATACTTAAAGAAAGAAGGGGTAATATAATGGAAATGGAATATGACCTAGTAAAAGACATAGAAAGCAGAAAAAGAGCCAACTCACAGAACGAAATACAGCAAAAAAGTTCTGACATAGGAAATGCGCTGTCTGATTCTTTCTTCGGTGCTGCACATGAAATTGGTAACATGTCTACAGGCGCACTAAGACTTATGGGCATGAAGAACGCACAAAACGCAGTTCCGGCAAGAGACTCCATAGCGTTTGGCGTTGGTAGAGCTATACCTGCTGTCGTATCTTCTCTTGTCCCAGCCATGAGAGGGGCACAGATGGCAAGCAAGATGCCTGGATTAGCAAGCGTTATGCCATCTATTAGCAAGTTTCTAGCGTCTAAGGCAATACTTCCTAGCATGGCAAAATCAGCCATTACCTCTGGTGCGTACGGAGGATTAACAGATTATGATGATAGAGCTACTGGAGCTATGATTGGAGTTGGTGCAGGAGCATTGGCCGGAGCAGCAGCGCCAGCTTTATCTGGAATTAAGAGCATGGTAAAAAAAGGCAGTCCTCAAACACAGGCGAATAGGATAATAGAGCAGCTGGGTCACGGAGCTAAAAATCTAGAAGAAAATTCAGAGGAGCTAATTAAGTCCGTTAGGGGAAACGCTGCCAACAGGATAGAACAAGTAAGAGAGAAATATAAACCTTTTATGACTTCAGAGGTTGCTAACGAGAAGATTCCTACTGAATACATAAAAGGATTGCTTGCTAAAAACGATATCGATATAAGCATGAAAGGACTCCCAAAAAAAACTAGAGATTCTCTAGGAAAGTTTTTTGCTGATCCTACTTTGAAAAAGCTACACTGGGCGCAGAGCTCTCTGGGTAAAGACTGGTCGAGGCTTAACGGAGTTAAGAACGGCATAGTAGACGATAACACATTACAAAACTTATTTTCTCTCAGGGAAGATTTAAAAGATAGTATAGCAAGCTATGCCAGTCATTTATCTAAAGATAACGGAAATTTATCCAAAGGATATCAAGCAGCGTCTGGTTTTTTCAAAGATAAATATCTACCGTATCAGGAAGGAAAGATTGCAAAAGCAATACTTACTAAGAAAAATAAAGAAATACCAATAAGCAGACAAAACATACATGAATTGTTTGCCGCTCCATCAGAGGGAACGCTAAAGATAGCAAACGACCTAGGATCTGTTGGGCAAGATAGAATACTTTATTCTAGACTTGGTAAACTTCTTGGAGAGAAAAGCGCAGCTCCAGAACTGGCTAATGCTGAAAAAACCCTAGGTAATGAATTTCTTGGTAAGTACGTTACAGATCAACAAAGACAGCAGTTTAAAGACTTATCAGAATCTTTATACAATCACAATCTTTTAAAAAAGGCAGGGCTATGGGGGACTGGAGCTTTAGGGCTATCACAATCCCATAGATTTTTTCCTCATAATTTTATTGGTGAATAAAAAATGGCATTAGATAGCAAATATATATCGCTAGGTTGGTTAGAAAACTATTTCGTAAACAAAGACGATGGCACCCCATTAGCCGGCGGAATAGTAACGTTTTACAAAGATGAAGACAGAATAACAAAGAAACCAGTGTACCAATTAACTGGAGACCCTTCATCATACTCATTTGTCGCCTTGCCAAACCCGTGCGTTCTAAGCTCTGTAGGTACGTTTGTAGACGCTAGTGGCAATGACGTAATACCGTACTCTTATCCTTACAACAGCCTAGATAATATTGAGTTATACTATATAACAGTTACTAGCTCGTCCGGAGTTCCTCAATGGACAAGACAGGCTGTTCCGTACGATTTAGCTGAGACAGAGCAAGGAGAAAAAACTGATCATACCGCAGTTAACCAGGTTATGTACGGAGACTTTTCCTACTTTTCTAACATCGTAAGGGATGTAGATAACCGCGTTTATTTGCACGATAACGGCACGGATTATGTAATTTTTGCCGGTACTGAGTACAGCATAAATAGGACATACTGGGTTAAAGGCATGAAGGACAGAGGAACGACTGGAGATGTTTTTATAATACAAAATGTTTTTAGACCAAATACAACTATTGGTATTCACAGCTTTATCACTAGTCCTATCGCCGGATATTCAAACCTAAGCGCAAGTTATGAAAACTATCTAAAATATAACTCCGTAGCTACTGATTTAGAAACATTTAAAATGATTATTCTTCTTGTTGATCAGGCGTGTGGGTTTGCTGGTAAAGAAATTACTATAGGCTTTGCAGCTTCATCCGAACAATCTACCGCTGTTATCCCGTTTTGCATGCAGCTATACAATGGAAATCTTGTCAAGACACTTTCCACCACTGAGATAATACTAACAACTACAATAACAGAATATTCAGTAACCCTACATGTTCCTGAAATAAGCCAATCTACATACAAAACATCTGGAGAGGGATTTTTTATCATAGGATTTGATCTTCCTATAAACGCAGCTACTAATATATCAATCACCGGCGTACAGGCCGCTGCTGGAGAAACGGTATCTAAGTACCCGTATAAAAGTAAGGGAATGTACTCTCCACTAAAAACTCCTAGCCCTTCGGATCACTATATCAACCCACCATTTGTTAACGATGCATTTCATAAGCCGATAAACTTTATAGACTTGCATGGCAGTGTTTTACGCGTAGACGCACAGTTACCAACTGGAGCGGCTATTCATTTCGGTAGAGACGTGCCAGTTGGAACGGTTATGATGATAACTACTAAGGTGGTTGGTACAACCCCCCCAGTATCTCCTCCTACAGGGTTTAAGCTTACTGATGGCGATAATCTACCAAGCTATATGTTCTCTACACTGTATAAACATTTTGTTCCTACCGCTAGTTACTCTCCACCTTTTGGTACATGCGCTAACGCAATAGAGCATGGGATAGATGAAGCAACTGGAACCAAAGTAACGATAACTAATAATGAGATTGGAGTTGTATCTGATCCAATCGTATATCCTGCTGTTAACCCTGCCTTTAGTATACAGGTGTTACAACCTGGCACCCAAAGCTACGCGTTATCGTATGTTATCACCTGTTCAGACGCCAGCATGATTGACCCAGAAACAAGCCAGATATTGGTAAAAACTACCTCCAATAACAAGACATATACAATACGATTTTCATTAAACGGCACCTTTCCAAGCCAATATCATATGATAGATCTATATAGCAATAATTTAGTTATCGCTAACATACCTCTAAACGCTACAGCTCAAGCGGTGGCTAAAATTATACAGCAGATATTTAATCCTTTGGCTTTTAGGTTGCCATCCCTTAGTGATCCTGGATCGTGCCTAAAATACATTATAAAAGTCTAATAAAAAAGAGAAAACAAATATGACATTCTTTACACTAAACAGAGATTCTAGCGGAGCTACAAACGAAGCTACGACAGTTAGCGATACTTCTATTGACATACACCTACTAAGCGGTCAAACAGCTTATTTTGATGTTCCAGAAGATAGCAGTAAGTACAAGATAGATCTTAAGTACATATCTAATGTACAGTCTGTACCAGACGGTAATAGCGTTCTTGTTGAGGCTAACAGCTATCCAATTCAAGACGGCATTATAAAGAAAGAAAGCCCGTCGTCGATTGTAGTGCCTGGAGGGTCTCGCATATTTTTCACCCCTGTCAGAGAAGGAATAGACACAGATATATATATAATTGTTAATTTGTATAAACTAGATGGAGGATCATCGCTGAAAAACCCAGCTACGGAAGATCCAACCTGGATTCAGATTTTACCAGCGTCATATACAACGCTATTAAGCTCAACTCCTATAACCAATGCTTTTACAGCATCAGGATATTTTCCAGACAGTGCATACTCTGACGTTACCTCTCTGTGTACATGGACAACAGATCATCCTGAAATAGCAACGGTAGAGTTAATTGGAAACACTGTAACCCTAACCACCTTAACTGTTGGCAATACCATGGTGCGAGCGCATTATGGCGCTGGAATTTCATCCGTTGCTCAAGTAGTAATTACACTGGCTCCAGCTCCGTCTCTAGTTTCTATTAGCATACAGCCATCAACGTCTCAAACGGTACGTAAGGGAAATACCCTACAATTCTATGCTATAGGAACATATAGCGACGGTAGCACCTCAGGAATTACAGAACACGTTACCTGGACAAGTTCTAATACCGCAGCTGCAACTATTTCATTAGGCGGATTACTGAGCTCTCTAACCGTGGCATCTACTAATATTACAGCTACGCTTGCTGGAGTTACCAGTCCTATAACAGCTGTAACAGTAGGTTCCGCTATTATGGTAGAGGCATATTTCTTACCAAGCGCAATTACATCAAGTGTTGGAGACGCTGTACCTGTAACTCCTTATGGAAGATATTCAGATGGGTCAGTGCTGCAAGTTGCGGCACAGTACTACACCACAAGTAGCTCGGCAGTAACCATTCTAGGATTTAACGTAACGGCAGCTAGCGTAGGACTGGCAGAATTAACCTTTACCGCATACCTTGATATGTACGCAGGCACTTATATTACCTCAAAGCCAACGGCTATTAGCGTTATAAGCGCAGCAGCCCCTACGCTAGTAAGTATTGCTTTAAACCCAATTACAGAGCCTATATACGCTGGACAGGTTCAGCAGATGTATGCTTTTGGAACATATAGCGATTCTAGTACTAAAAATTTAACATCACTGGTTTCCTGGACTAGCTCTAACCCAGTCATAGCTACCGTATCTACCAATAATAATAATGTAACGGCTGTAGGGGTTGGGTCTGCATATATAACAGCTACCCTTAACGGTATCACAAGCGCGCACAATACAATAACCGTAAGTGCTGCAGCTGTAATAAGAGCGTATTTACTTCCTACAGCTACCACAGCTGTTATAGGAGCTGGCGTATCTCTTACGGCTTACGGAGTGTTTACAGATGGAACAACAAGCGCAATAACAGCTCTTACTTGGGCTTCTAGCAGTTCGTCGGTTACGGTTTCTGGTAGCACTTTAACAGCAGCTGCTCTTGGTATAGCTGAGATAACATTTACCGCTTACGCTTCGGTATCTCAAGGAACATATATTACTTCAGAGCCTGCTGGTATTACTGTTATAGCGGCATCTGGAGGATCTAATATCCCTGCTCCAGAATATGATAATTATATAATTAACGGGCAATTTTCTGTTCTAAATAATTATTTAATTCCTAATACTGTTTATAATGTAAGCGCTTATACTTATGCTCTTCCTTGGTTTTATATTACTGGGTCAGCGTCAGATAAGACAGTGAGGTTTGGTGAAATAGCTTATTATAGACAGACAGATGCTAATACATATATTGATACTATAAAATTTCTACCAACATCTGTTATTAGCGGCAATGTAGATAACGCTTCTCATATGTGCGTACTAAGCTTAAATAATAATGGTCTTACATCTGGAGCTGCGGCTAGAGTAATAGAAGTAAATCTAGGTGACGTTCTTACCTTATCAGGAAAAAATGTCGTGTGTTCATTTTTAGCATCTACAGATAACTTTGCAACTGTTACAATCGATGCTGTGCAGCGTTATAATGGTACAACTGTAGTAACTACCCTAGGAAGCTCTACGTTAGGAGCCGTAAGCACAACAAAATACATATCTGGAACTATTCCAACTGTTACTGGTTATTCAATAGATGAATCAGTTAGTTACTGCTCAATAAGATTTAAAATATTCAATACATCTCCTACTGGAAATACTTCTGGAGTAACAATTACTAATTTACAGGTAAACCAAACAACAAGCCATTTTCCTTATAATTATAAAACTCTTTCTAATTTAACCAGTTATTCAAACGCTTTAATGCTTCCGCAAACTCAAAGTGTTAAAACTTTATTTGCTAACTCAACTTTTGGAGACCCTTTAGAGCAGAACGGATATATGCTAACCATGAACAGAGATGCGTCTAATTATGGACAATCGTATCTTTCCTATACCGCTCCAGTAGCGCCAATGACGCTTGCTCTTACTCCAAAGTTTAGCGGATATACAGATCCAGTAGCACCTAGCGGATGGATTCTAGCCACCGGTACATATAGTACGGCTCCAATATTTTCTTCCACTAAATATCGTAGGCTATACAAAACGATGGTAGCAGCAGAATTAGACGCCGCATTTACTCCTGACGATAGTGTGTCTGCTGTTATATATTCAAGCGGTGTAGCCAGAGTTATTTCTTTTCAGGCTGGATCAGCTGTTACGGTAACTTTTTATGTCCTTCCTACTTTCAGCAGAACTATATCAGGAACTTATACAAACATAACATGCGGATCAGCTGCGGATATTATCGCATCAGGTTATCAAGGATATATTAAATACACTACTTCGCAACTAGCAACATGGTATTGGGTATTTGTTGTTGATGGAATAATAAGGTACCCTACGGCTGTTACAGAAAGAGAAAAAATTGTTTATATAAGCATAAACAGTACTGATTTAGCTCCTGCCGTAGCTATAGCAATGGTCAGCGCTTGCAACGATATGAGCTTTTGCGTTCCAGCTTCAATATGGAATCTTTCCGGCAGTTATGCACTAATGATGAAAACTTAATATAGGTTAAATAAAATGTCTACACTATACGCGTTAACAAGAGATGTGTCTGGAGCTGTAAGTTCAGCTCTAGACTTTACAGATGATTTTACTCAGATATCGTTTACAGCCGGATCTACAGCTACTGTGTCCGTTACCGTTCCTAGTCAATACTCACAATATATAATGCAGGCAGAAGCTTATCCTACAGAAGCTTATGGGGATGGAATTAATGGGTTAGTTGTATCAATTGATTATTACCCAAGAGCTTCCCAGGAAATTAAAACTGGTACTACCATTATAAATGGTAAGCCAGTGTTTAAGAAGGTGGCTGGAGGCAGTCAACTAAAAGTTTCCTTACCAAGAAACGATGCCGCTCCTGCGATTGATCCTGCGTGCGAGGTATGTTTTTACTTTTACAACGTATAACAATATGAACAGAGATATAAAAGTATTATACAAAAGCAAAGTGACTGGAAATATACCTGTTAGATATATTTCTAATAAAAATAGCATAAAAATATGTACCGTTAACAGTAGAAACAGAGTTAACAAGCTTGCTACTGAAAACGACGCTCCAAAGATAAATGACTATATTATAACTAGAGACGCTAGTGGATGTTACTTACCCAGCATCGATAATCCTACTGACTTTTCTTTATCTTTTACAGTGGTGGTAGATTATGGTATAACGGTAATAACGTACGTAGGAATAGATCCGGTTGTCTGTAGACTGCAATACTATGTAAATGGTGCAGATACAACAATGCCTAACACTATGTCTGGAAATTGTGTATATGGGCATCTGTGTACCGATGATACATTAAGCACTGTTATGGCTAGCGGTCTAAATCCTGATGTAATACGCCTTAACGCTGGAAATGCTATCGGACTTTACGGAGCTAGAACATTTGATACCAACGTAGGAGTTTTGTTTGAAGTTTATAACCCTTAACGCGGAGAACGATATGTTAAAAAAAGCAATTGTATTAATTCTATCAGCTATGCTGTGCGGTAATGTATTGGCATTTACAAGAACAACTAAAGCAGAAGAACCAAAAGCAGAACACATAAGCAGAGCTGCTTTATATTTCAATCTTATAGACCTCCTAAGAGGAGCTGTATCAAAAGAATATCTAGAAGCTAACGGATCTGCAGAGTTCGACATAAGCAATAACTTGACACTGGGGACTAAATACTCGTATATAAAAGACAAGTTAGCTGATACAGACAATCACTCGGTAGGTGTATATTTTGACTATAGAATACACGGCGACAGAGATAACCAGTGGTTTATTAGAAACATGTTTATGCTAACTGAAAAGCCTGTAGAGCCAACCGTCGTGTCTACTTCTGTACCTACTGAATATCGACACAGCAATCACAAAACTTATCCAGGAAGAGAGCTAGTTACCGCCACTGTTTCTAACGGGGTAAAGAACGTTTTAGACTACACTATCGCCGCTGGCAGAAAGCATTATTTTGACAATAATCTTTGCTTGCAGTATGGAGCTGGACTAACCACAAATAAGAACAAGTTAAGCATTTTCTCTGGCAACAGTAAGTTTCCTTTTGACGCTATGTTGTTCGTCAAGATTGGAGCGTGGATAGCTAGGTAGTAACTGATTGTTTATAACCTTGGTCTGTCTTGTCGTACACCCTAATAAACATATTTATTAGGGTGTTTTGAGTCCTGTGCAATATCCTATTGTCAGCGTTACAGCGTAACATATTAAGTATTGTCTTATTGCGTATGTGTAACTTGCAAGCAATATTGCCAGGACTATTTTTTTTGCTATATATTAAATACTCTAGCATCCCCTTAAAGCTATCTTCACTCATCCAGTCTTTTTGTGTCATCTTTATTGTCTCCTTTTAAATAATCAACAATGCCTTGAACAGCAACTTCAGCATCATAACAAACGATGTATTTTGATCCATCTCCTTCTACGCGTTTTTGAAACTCTAGCTGAACGTCTGATTGTTTCTTTCCTTTAGCTTTAAACTCAATCCATAGGCTCCTATATTCTTTATTATAGCTTGGTAAATCAAACAAGAAGTCAGCAACTCCAAGCACAAGACCATTTCTATACGAAGCATTATAAATAGAGGCTGCGTTTTCTATTCTAATAAGGCATTTTAAAAGCTTAGGAGCCCTATATGCAAACAACCTGACGAACGCTTTTACAATATCTTTTTCTTTTACCTTTAGTTTCATTAGCGTCTTACCATTTAAGATTCTTTGTTATTTCTTTTAGCCCTGCATTTATAATTTTAATATCATTTTTTATTTTATCTTCACATTCTATATTTTCTTCTAATATAGCATCGGTTAATTCTCGCAACTGCTTAAATAGCATTGCCATCATGCACGTTGGATGAAGGTCGAACGTCTTAGCAAAAAATATCATAGAATCATAAAAAAATTGATCCATTGTCAGAGCTTTATCTATAGCATGCTGTTTTTTTGATTTGATTTTTTTCCCAATCTTTTGTTTTGTTTTCATTTCTTCCTCGTTTTGTTTAATTGTTTTTGTTATATATAAAAACTACCTACACTCTGGTACATATTCCACGTCAATTATAGGTTGGCGAGTAACAAAACCGATAGAATTAGGGTATTTATCAAGAATACAGTAAATTCTATCGGATGAATAAAGTCTAATTTTTACATTTTTTTCTTTACAAGAAACGTTTAAGGCTACAGATAGAGCTATAGCAGTAGCTAGTATCACCATTAATGCTTCTACTGTTCTTCTTTTTGTCATTATAGTCTATTGTGAAATTTAGAACGGTAAATCATCGTCCATTGCTTTATTGTTTGTTTCGACAGGCAAAGGCTTTTTAATTGTTAATATCTTTGGTAAAAACTTCTTTACGTTGATATAGTCTTGGTTACGATCAACCAAAGCCCTGCCTTCTAGTCCAGCAAAAGCCTCTACGCTTATCTCTCCCTTTTCAAATAACTTGTCTTCTCCTACGCAGTTACAAAACTGCTTTACTCTCCACAGCATATTATCTGTAAAGAATAAACACGCTGTAATTTTTGCTGTTTGCCCTTCAAAATTACTTATGGATAACTTAAGCAGGATAAACTGCCCTAACTTCTCTGAATGCTTTTCTTCAGCTCCATCAACAGCAAAATAAACTTCTCCTACTTTAAAATCTTTATTTACACTGTTTTTGTTTTCTTGTACTGCATTTTTATTAAAAATTATTGACATCGTTTATCTCCTATAGTTTATTTATTGTTTTAACGCCTTCTTTTTCTTGTTCTAAAATATTTTTTGAATCTATATTAAACATAACTTTTTCGCTTATAAGCTCTTCTGCTCCTTCTGTATCACAATAACCAACTATATATACCTCGCTGTCTAAGGTTATTGTTTTAGTTACGTAAACAGTAGCGTTGTTAAACGCTCCTATCTCAAACACGTCGTCTTCGCAATCTGACCATGTAAAATGAATGTCATTATTAAAAATATCATAACACTTGGTTAGATGATAAAAGTTATAAGGAATAATAATAAAATCTTGTCTCCCTGACTCTTCATATCCAAGTCTCATGTTTTTTAATTCTGTATAAACATCTTTATAAAACACACTAATCTCATGTGTCTTATCATCTTTTACCGGAGGATTGTTTATAATCTCGTCTATGCATAAATTTGCAATTTCAATGCTCATATTGTCTCCTATTTATTTATTGTTTTAGATCAACTAAAAATTTTATTCAAAACCATTGCAGCTACTACACATATAGGAGCTACAGAGAATACAATGATCGCTAGAAGCATTATCGCATCTTCTATTGTCACTGCAGCCAAATAATCTTTCACTTTATTTATAATTTTCATATTGTATGCCCTACATATAAACGTCTTCATCAACAATTGTACACTTTTTATTTTTTAAAATAGATAGTCTATCTATGCATTTTTGCGCGTATACGCTGTCAAGCTCTTCAATCTTAGAAGCACCACTCTTTTCTAACATGCATGATATTTTTTCATCAGAAATTTGATTGTCCATCAAAAGTATTCCTAACGCTTTTATTTGCTCAACGGTTATGGTTTCCATGGCTTCGTATTTCTTCTCCATAATGTCTTTACCATATTTAGATGCTAATGTATCGTATTTAAAAATAAATTCTTCGTCTTCAGTAAAGGTTGATATCCTTGTTTTAACAACCTTAGCTATACGATCCTTACTCTGTTTCTCTTTTCTTATCTCTAGGGCAAGATCAAATATATAATCAAGTTTTTTATACCCGTCGTATGTAGCGCCGGAAATCTCACCGCTTTTTGCGTAAACATCCTTGGAGTGAGCTGTCAAGATAACATTCATATCTAACTTGTACAGCATAGATATTAGATATTTTATATTTTTATTGGCAACCCCATAATGCTTGTTAAACGACGATCCTACTGAAGTCTCTGCGTTTTCTAATATATTAGTCCACACCGGAGTGATCGGGTCTATAATTAATGTTTTATAATCATGGGAAGTACATAATAAAGTGCGTACTTCACTAACAATCTCATCGAAGTCATCAGACTGAAATATAGCTCCATTTTGCTTGTCTAGAAGTTCCTTGTATTGGCTATGTTCGGCTCCTCTTTCTGTGTCTATTAGATATGGGCTAGGGAAAGATAATGCCGCTGTAGTCTTTCCTGTGCTTGCTGCTCCATACATTAACAGCTTCAGTCTCTTTTGTATTAAATCTGGTTTTTTACCTCTTAATTTCATTTCACTCATTTTTTTATCCTCTTTTTATTTTTTTATATCATTCTATGGATTGGTAGAGCAGACATATCTCTATATCTTTTAAGAACACATCTATCTATTTTTCCTTCAAGATTTGCTTTATAAATTTTAGAATACACTGCCCATTTACTTATTTTTAATAGCCTAGATATTTTATGCACTCTAAACCCTTCGGTATTAACAAAACGAATCACTTTTTCATATAAAGATTCCATTTTTTTCATCTCTTATCTCGTTTCTGGTTTATATGATTTGTATATATCATCAGGAAAGTATCTTTTTTTTGGTTTATATGGATTGTATATATCAGGAAAGTATCTTGTAAGGATATAATCAATTGGTCTATTTCCAGCTACGTTATATCTCAGAAACTCTTCCGAAAGGTACTTGTCTGTTCCTGTCTTTACGCCCTCGTCTTCTGACACTAGACAGTGGTATATCTTTTCCACAATGTATCTATTGTCGAATAATACAGCTAGCGATAGAATGCTATCTCCTGCGTTGTTTATGTGTTTTATACAATCTGCTGATGAGAAATCTATCAATCTATGAACAGTGCCTGGAAGCCCATGTAGATAGAAAAATAATAATAGGTTGTTGCCATGGTCGTCCACAACAAAATTTAAAACTCGGTCAAGTTTAGCGCCCATGGTAATTGTATTACCCAGGGCAGAAAAAAACACGTCTTCTAGAGTAGATTTATAGTCAAAATTACTATCAGATAGTCTTTTTACTCCTTCGGTAACTAACTTTATTTGCTTTTTTACCTCTTCTGTAATTTCATTTTTCATTTTTTCTCCTCTTTTATATTATAATTTATCTAAAGCATTCTATATGTTTTCATTATTTTAATAAGCTAAAAGCCCGAACGGCACGCGCACCGAAGTAACCGTAAATCTTATTGTAGTTACGCTGACTACCACTACTAAAGTGCTGATTCCACGCGTCGCCGTAGCTGCCGTGGTACTCGGTAGAGCTCCAATACCGCTTACATTTATCAAAGCTAAAAGCCCGAACAGCACGTACGCCCAGAAAGTGATCCTTATTGAAGTCGCCCTGATGCCCGTCAATGAAGTGCTGGATACACGCGCGAGTGTTGCGGTCCGAATGCTCGGTAGAGCTCCAACATACATTGTCATCATCCAAGTTTTTGCCAATTAAATTATTGGCTTTAGCAAACAAATACATTTTGTTTAATTCGTTTTTGGATGGTAAATACCAGTCTTCGTAGTCTCCACCTCGATAACTATGACATAACCAGGCTGCGTTGTTGTCTGGATTGTCTTTAGGGTGTACAGCTATAATGGCTGCGGTGTTTGCTGCTCCATCATCGTATGATAAGGCTCCTGTCTCTTTATATTCACTAGACCAAGTCACACCATGCTTACGATTTGAATCAAAATTAACCTGATCCTCGTTTGCCATTATCAAACCGCAAGACCCAGATCCATAGATAGAATATTTGCTTACGTCTGGAGAATCTCCAACACAAAATACCGTCCCTCCTCCATATTGCTCTCCCACAGAGAGAGAATGCTTAGCAGACGAAAATTTTCCGCTAGAGTCTATGGCTATAACATGGTTTAAATCATTCGTTATAGACAAAGAGATGCTTATGGCTGTATCTACAATATATTTACTATGTTGTTCTGGCACTAGTCCATTTTCTACCATGTATACAATCTCATTTAAATCTAATAATTTTTGTTTAAGCGTATAATTATTAGACTTTTTGTTTTCAGTACAAGTATCGTCTAGCAAGTCTTTCTCTCCAATAAACTCTCTAATTATCGGAAACTTTTTTAGCAAACAAATAAACTCTACTATTTTGTCTATTCTTTTCTCTATAAAGCATATTCTTTTTTCATGTTTGTTTATTTTAACTAAGTCATCCTTCATGTTTATACCCTCATTTAATTATTTATTAGTACATTATAGTTGTCATTGTATCGATATATCTGTTGATCCTTAAAGATTTTCTAGGGGTTGGAACAACACCATAGTCTTTTAAAATATATCTATTAGCTTCCTTGTTGCCATTTCTAATCTTTGTTTCGTCATAACTAGATACCCTAGACTGCATCTTTGTGAGATAACAAACAGCATTGGTTAACGCATTCAGAACCTGCTGACCACCAACAGAATATTCTTGCAAAATCATAATCCTAATTTTAGTTAACTTTCTTAGCAATAAACCAATCAAATATAATTTAAAACGCTTCATTTTTTATCTCCTTATTATTTTAATGAAATTGTTATATACCTATCAAATCTATCGGCAAAAATCCTCTGGATAGATTTTTGTATATTATAAGATTATACATCGAGTGATCGATAATGTTATTTCGCTCTTCTGGGCTATCTGCCGTTCTTAAAGCTTCCAGGTCTTCTGCTGTCTGATAAAAATATTCATTGTTTTGATCTATCATTTTAACCTCCTATGGCTAATGTTTAACTGTGTACAAGCATAGTATATATATTTACTCTTTCATGTCAAGTAGTTTGTTGCGATAAATAGCAATTATTTTTTTGCTCTTATTCATCGTATCTCCTACGGTGAGATAGCTTTTTGCCTTAAATATATTCATCTTTTTTATCCTCTTTTATATATGAATCATCAAATCTTTTCTGGTAGTTGGAGCAAATCCATAATCGCGAGCTGATATAATCCAAATTTTCTTTTTCAAATAACACTTCATATAACACGGTGAAAAAAACATAAAATAACGCATAACATACTATATATAGCATCATAAAAGTAAGAACGCGCTTGAATATTAACATGTTTTGTTACCTATCTTTTTGGTCTTTTTCTTTAATGGCGTATCTTCACTATAATCCATTCTAAAACTATAAGATATTTTACCGCTAAACTTCTTCTGATAAATAGAAGCCTCTTCGTTTATCTTTTTTACTAAGACGTTAATATCAATTGCTTCATCATTTGGAACTATTATATCGCAAAAGGCGAGAATCTGTTCTTCAAACTCTCGTAAAGACTCATTGTCCATGTCTCCATTAACGATTGAAAATGCAGAGAAGCACTTTGCAAAATCTTTCTCTTTACATTCATTTAGCTTATTGCTTAGAGCTTGAGTAGCGTGATATATTCCTAGCAAGTCCTGGTGTTCTCCTACTGCCGTACAAAAAACAACATAATGATATTTCATTTTATTTATCCTCTTCTTTTTTATCTGTAGTAATAACCTCAAATCTAATTGTTATGTCAAAACCTGTTGATCCGAGCTCTTGGCGGTTATTAGTTTCTATCCCAAGCTCAGATAAATATATTCCGCTAATTCTACTGGCTAAATGGCTGGCAATAGCGCCTTCTATAGCTTGGCAAACATTCTTCATAGTATTTGTTAATAAGTCTGTGTTCATTTTTCTATCCTCTTTTTATTAAGTAAATTTTACTTTGCTGTTTGTGTGGCGAGCTTTATCTTTACTTTTCTCATATCTACGCACAATTTTATCTATCGTTTCTTTGTTAAAAAAATAACAGTTTCTACCGTTTTTTGTTTTAACTATGTAATCAGGCGTAAATCTATTGTTGTAGACAAACTGATATACTCTAGTAACCGAAACGCTCATCATCTTAGCTAGTACTGTTGTGCCGTATACTTCTTTCATAGTCAATCCTCTCTTCTTCTGTTTGTGATTTTATTCTATTATAAATTTCCTCCCGATGTATGCTTACTTCCCTTGGGGCATCTAACCCCATCCTTACTTGATTACCGCTTATACTTAAAAGAGTTACTTGTACATCATCCCCAATAAGTATTTTTTGTCCAATCTTTCTCGTTAGTATTAACATTTATTTGTCTCCTTTTGTTTTATTTTTTATCCGTCTTTATTTGCTTTGCACATTTTATTATTGAAAGCACGATAGCAGATGTAATAATGATTGCCATGGCAATAGCTATTCTAACTTCAAAAGTATTCATGTTTCCTCCGCCCTGCCTATACTACATTTTCTAGCATCCCTTTTATCGCATATCCTGTTTAGTATTTTAAAATTTCTCATTATCTCTCTCATTGTCAAATCGTCATCAATAGCTCCTTCTAACTTACTATCGCATATACCGCAATAACCATCACTTATCTTTTCTAATTCCTCATCTAGATACTCAGATATGTCACAATCAAACTCTCTCATTACACTCTCGGCACATACGATAACATTAGCAACATCTAAATCGCTTATAGGGTTTTCGTTTGTAATGATTATAGCGCGTAGCAATGCAAGTGTTTTTATTAAAGCTTCGGAAGTATCTAGGGTTTCTCTTCTATAGTCTATATAAAAAGCTGTAAGCTCTAGTCTTAATAAAAGCGGTAAGTCTTTATATTGTAACTTTACTCCGTTAGGGAAAAAGTACTTTTCTGCCACTTCTGCTATTTTCTTTCTAAAAGTATGCTTTTCTGACATAAGATCAAAAGACATTTTTCTTAGTGTTTCTGAACAACTTTGCTGTGCAAATGACATTTTAATTCTCCTTTGTTTTATTAATGTTTCAATACTGTATTGGCAATATATTGTACTTAATATCTCTTGTCAAGTAGTTTGTTACAAAAAAGATTAGCTTGGGATATTGTTCAATATTCTCATTAAATAACCGTCTAATCCAAGGGAAAAACAGCATATAACCAGACATACAATAACTATTACTGTGTTTCTAAAAGTTCTCGAGATAAATAGAAATGTAATAAATAATATAATAGAAAAGAATAATTTTATTGCTGCGATCATTTTTTACTCCTGTTTTTAAGTTGTTTTAAATTTTTCCCACGGGCATAAAGCTCTGGTAATTAATCCATCTTTGTAGGCCTTGTGTAAAACTCTTGAAATATAGGGAATTCCTGGAGGTTTTTTAATTCCTGACGACAATAAAGCGTATTGAATTTCTTTGTACGATATAGCCTGGGCATTAAATATCTCTATAATTAAAAGCTTTAATGATTTCTTGAATGGTTCAGCCGTAAGCGTTGTGCTTTTCTTGTCGAACGATGTTTTTATTGTTACCGTTAAAGCTGGTAATTTATCTGTATATCTTGTTTTTTTATACTCAAGCACGAACGAAGTAGAAATGTTGTTTGGATTTTTCTCAGCGTTTATTTGCTCGTCCTCTTCGTCTTCTTCTTCCGCTACTTTGCTAAGAGATATAATTGTGGACATACTGTTTTCTATAGCACTTGTACCATACGAAGCATTACCATGTTTTGATTCGTGATGGATAAATAAAAAGCTTGTTCCGGTACGTGTATGTGTACGCGTCCAGTTAGTAATTCTATTCCAAAACTCTACTTCATTGGTTTTACCACTCCTGACAAAGGTTAAAATATTGTCGATAATAATTAGCTTTGGCTTCCTCATGCTGATAATACCGTCTATTCTGTCCTGCCAAATAACATTACCAATATCTACATTATCATCCTTTACATCGTCTAGAGTACTTATACTTAGATTTCTTCCTACTGAATAACTTACCTCACCTTGCGCAATACAAATAAAGTCTTTTTGTATAGACTCTCCTCGCAGTTCTCCTTCTAAATATAGCACTACATTTGGTTGTTTAACTTCCCATTCTAGTGCTTTCATTCCTTTGCCTGAAATTATTGCATATGCGATATGCAATGCTAGTAAAGATTTTCCAACTCCTGGTTTGGCAAACAACATGTTTATTGTTCCGCTATCTAACCATGGAGCCATTATAGGTTCTGCTCTCTGAAAAGTTCTATTTAGAAATTCAAATATATATTCATTTGTTATTACTCCAGCGTTGAGAAAGATTTTTCTAACCGCATCAGATCCCTCCAGGGTGTATAGATCATTAAAATCAGTTGGAGACGTAGAAACGTCTTTAAACACAGGATAAACTACCTTACATTTTATTTCTTGCGCAGCATCGCTAGCCTTCTCTAAACCTATATTAATTTCCCTGTAACTATCGTTATCAGCACAAATAATAACTTCATTTTTAAACATTTTTCTTATTGTTTTAGCAACACTTAGCAGGTTTTCAGCGGAGAAAGCTACGGCCACTTTGTAACCA